TACAATACTCGGTAAGTTTATTTTTCCAATCAGCAAAATGGCCTTTAAAATCAAACCCCCTCCATGTTTGTACATTAGGTAGTTTATTAAACTTTAATAAATAACTTAATACTTCAGGGTTTCCATTTTTATGATCATAAAGTATTACAATCTCATCTTTTATTCTCTTATTTTCTAACAGAAATGGAATAAGTTTCTGTATTTCAAGAAACTCATTACATACTGTTATTGCATAACTTATTTTCATACTGTTCTATTCTGGTAATACCCCAATATACGAAAGAGCATCCATAAAATCACGTTCTTCAAAATATTTTATAGTAGTCATATCTGCCCTATATGTTTCACCTTTATACTTTTCTTGTTCTTCCTTTGGAATTTCAATAGCTTTTACTGCTCCCCAACTCCAATTTTCTACGTCAGTACCTGAGGCGAATACCATACCATTTTCTTTGATATTAACAATATTAGCTAACCATATTAATTTGGTTTCTGGGTCAGTCCAAGCTAGATCTTTATAAATCTCAGGTAAAACACTTATTTGTTCTTCATAAAATTCAGAACCTTCTAACATTAAGGTATTAGTCCAAAACCCACATGATAAACTATAATAATTAGTAATATCTTTATTTACTTCTGTTTTGTAACATAAATCACCTCCGGATTTAGGACAATTTACTATTTCATCAAAATTCATATTAATTATACTTTTTTAAGTTTAGGTAAATCTAATTTAGGTAAATTTAATTTTACTTGTTGAGCTATTTCTGGTACTTTGTTTTTATCATTTAATACGTCAGTAATTAAGTTTGACATCTTGTCCCAACTAAAATTAGTTTTAACATAATGTTTTTGTTGTTTACCTTTTATAGAATATTCTTTATATTTCTTAAAAACGTTTTTGAGAGATTTTCTTAAATCTTTTCCACTAACTTGAAACCATTTTGACTCAGGTACTAACCAAGCATTGGCAGCGGAAGGGTGAACATTTTCTAAATGACCTGGGAGTAGTGTAGTAAATGAAGGATTTAGAAAATCTAAATGACCTGACCACCCAGAAGCAATAATAGGTTTGCCTGTTGTAGAAAATTCTAATAATGGTCTACCAAAACCTTCTCCTTTAGTAGTTGTAACCATTGCCTTTACTTTAGGATGGTTATACAACTCATTTATTTCCTTATCACTAAATTCCCCATTTAATAGGTAAACGTTAGGTAAATTTTTAGAATGTACACTGCGTTTAATTTTACCAATTTTGTCTAAAATTGCTTCTCTACTTATATATGAAGAAGTCCCTACGGAAGTTTTTAGAATAAGAGCGGGTTTTAACCCTTTATGATTTTTAAAAGTTTCATAAAATTCTTTTACTAAAACACCCACATTTTTTCTATCATGACCCATTACTCCTTCCATCCAATGGCCTACAAATAAGTAACAAAATGATTCTTTTATTCCAGATAAATCAAGATTTTTAAGGTTGGATTGTTTTATGGTTTTGTAAGTAGTTAAATCAACACCTTCAAATATAACTTCAATTGGTTTTTCTAATTTTAATATTCCTGAGGGTTGATTGGTTCTTTTATCTATTTTTTCGAAGGAAGCATTTTGGAATACTGTTTTAGCGTGGTTTGAAGAGACCCAATTTAAATCCATTCTATTTAACCCTTCAACCCATTCTGCTTTAGTGACATCAGATTCAATACCTGCTGTTACCCCAATACTAAATTTACCCACTTTTTGGAATTCATTAGGTATGGTAATTTGCATCCAATAATCAACTGGGGTTTGTTGCCATTCTCTTTTGGCCAAATAATCAAGTAAAAAAGCCCATTCAGGGTGATCTTTACAAAAACCCCATGAAGTATCTCCCCACCTTTGGGATAATAATTCAACTTGGTATTTATTACTTTGTATTATGGATTTTATAATGTCACGAGAACGTGCTCCATATCCACTGTATGTATCAAATGGTGATGATATTACAAATCTTGGTCTACTCATTAATAATTTATTTTATGTGTTAAAAAATTTCCTTTATGTTCATTAGCATTGATTAATTCATATTTTTCTCTAGGTTTCCATATGTCAAATAATTCATCAAATGCCTCTATTACTCTATTAGATTGGTGGTCAGATGTAAACCCAGCTTCATTACTTAAAGCCCATTCTCTACCTTTTAATCCTCTACTTTTTCGTTCTTCACTACTTAAAGCATATACTTCCTTAATCTTATCACAAGCATCTTCCCATTTACATCTATCATCAAAAATATAAGGTGTTGAAGGTGATCCTTGAATTGATCTAGATGAAGGATATACGGGGAATACCCATTCGCCATGTTTTTTATAAGTACCTTTATGGTTTGATGGAATGTTAGTATCAGGTTCAAACCATTTACCTTCATTATCCACAAATCTCATCTGGTCTTGCATTCCACCTGTAACATTTGCTATATAAGGTGTTCCTGCAAGCATAGCTTCTGTAATAGTTAACCCCCAACCTTCATTTGAAGTTAATAGAATTTGAACATCCGCTATGTTATACAAATAGTTTAGTTGTTGTTCTGAGAATTTATTTTCTAGTATAATACAAGTATTAAGATAATCTTCACCTAAAATATATTCCCTAACTTTATCTAAATCAGTACCTGCATCAGTAACCATTTCAGTCTTTAATATAAGTTTACATTTTAAAGCTTCTTTTTTAGGTAATGAATCTAAAAATGCTCTAAAAGCTAATATAGTATCAGGTATTTGTTTTCTTCTAATATTTCTAGAATTGAATAGTAACACAAACTCAGGTGAATCACCTTGGAATAATTCTTTTTTAAAGTTAATGAAATCTTCAGTTTCTTCTGTTAAAGGGAAATAAATATTAGGATTTTTACCATGAGGTATATACTTAAATATTTTATTTTTTTCACTCCCCTCTAATACTATTTTATTAATATTTACAGTTTGTTTTGAAATACCCATTAATAAATCACATGCTTCATAGTATGGTTTATTATACATTGGAGCAGGATAATCATCCCAAATATTTAAATAAGCAATGGGGATTTTTTTACGTATCTCATGCTCCATGTTAAACACATAAGTAAAATATCTAGGGTCTGTAAACAACATAATAGCATCTGGGGTTTCTATGTTAAGTATTTCTCTTAATACTCTAGAATCACCATAACCATCAGTGGGGTATAATATTACGGAAGAATCAGTAATTCCTACTTCTTGGTTAGTACTTGGGGATAAATCTAATCTTTTACCTTTATCCGGATGCTTAATAGCACCTGCCATTTGTACCCAATTAAAATGGTGGGCTGTACCACATACTATTTCTTTTGCAATTGTAGCTACACCAGAGTGTACTCGAACATCATCACATATTAGTAGTATTTTTTTTCTTTTATCCTTAGGGATAGGTTTAAAATCTGTGTTCATAAATTTATAGTTCGATATTTATTTGATTAGTAATTTGTTTACGAAAATCTTCATCTGTAAGATACAAAAACAAAGCACGGTCTGCAAGTTTTTGGAATGAAAATTTACGTTTTACACATTCAATCTTAAAATTTTCGAATAAATCACTTTGAACTTTAACACTAGTTAGTGTCATTTTTTTTGAATTACTCATAGTCTTTATTTATTAAAACATTATTTATTATATATACATATGTATGAATCTACGAAAAATGTTGTTTGGCTCCACATAACTCTTTATCTTCTCCATATGGACAAAAATTACAATTCCATTTAGAAGGTGTTTTTGGGTAATTTGCTTCTTTTATTTTTCCACTTGAATTGAAACATTCATTAATGAAATCATTAATAGCATTTTTTGCTCTTGATAGTTTAATTTTACCACTTGGTGGTGTAAATTGTTGTACTCTATAAGCTTGATATGGTGACATAAGCTTTTCATCATCAGGATCTAATACCTTTCTTTTAAGAATAAAAAATTCAATTTCAATTTTATCTAAAGGTATATTATATTGTTCTGAAAAATATTGTTTATAGAGGAGTAATTGGAATTGCTTATTTTCATCTTTTTTGGCATAATCATTCCAACCACTAGTACTTGTCTTTATGTCGATTATTTTAAATGTCTCTGTTGCTTCATGGTAGGTAACAACATCAAGATACCCCATATATAATACGTTATTTAACATTTTATTTGGTGCTACTACAATAGGTATTTCACAACCCACTAAGTATGTACCTTTTTTACTAAAATATTTATTACGTTTTTTCTTGAACCATTCTAAAATAGCAACACCATCTTCAAAAAATTCTCTCATTTCTACAGCATCTGAGAAATGTTCTGAGTTGTTTGACTTATATTGTTTTTGATATTCACCTATGTATGCTTCTTGGAAATATTCTTCCATGTTGATATCCCTATCCGCGGCTGCAAAAGAATTTTCATATGCTACATCTAAATAATGTTGCATTGCCTCATGAATCGCAGTTCCAAAAACAGTATGTATAGAAGATGTAAATCGTTTAATTTTATCTTTATACTGAAGTTTCCACCTATGAGGGCATCCTCTAAATATAGACATCTGGGAATATGATATATTC